AGGGCGTTGAGGGCGTCGAGGGCGTCGCGGGCGGCGAGGGCGTCGAGGGCGTCGAGGGCGTCGACGGCGTCGAGGGCGTCGCGGGCGTTGAGGGCGTCGCGGGCGTCGCGGGCGGCGCGGGCGGCGAGGGCGTCGCGGGCGTCGCGGGCGTCGAGGGCGTCGCGGGCGGCGAGGGCGTCGCGGGCGTCGAGGGGTTTATGAGCGATGCGCTGGGCAATATCGTCCAGAATTTCATCTATGGCACATGCGAGGGATGGATACTCGCCAAGCGACCAACCCTGCCTAATTCGCACGACCGTGCGATTTGCGCCCAGCGCTGCGAGATATGAGGCCAACGCATGCTCAACGGCCGACTCATCGAGCTTTCCGGGGTAATTGCAGGCCTCAACATAGGCGTCAAAAAGAGGGTGTTTCATGGTCTCCCCTTATTTCCACAAATTAGCACAATTTCTGCCATGTGGAAAAACTATATTTCTGGCCGTGGGCGCCCGCACTTGAAACAGGCAGCCCCATCCCAAACCACGGAACCGCACTCGCATCGATCACGGTCGCCGCCGGCGACGTTCACGCGTGGCGCCTTCGGGGCCTCCGGAGATTTCTGGCCCTCGTCCTTCACGAAGCCAGCCCAGCCGCTCGAGCCTTCCGCCAATTCAGTCATTGCCCAGACCATCGCATCCATCCTATCGGGCGAGTTCTTATCGGTCTTCGGGTTCCACGTGGTTGCCTGATCTTCGAGCTTCGCGAACATACCGTGATGATGAACCCGGTGCTGTTCGTAAAGAGCGGAAACAGGCTCGGCGCGCGTAATCTTGCCGCGGCTGGCCGTCACTTTTTTGTAACTGACGTTGGCGTCCTGGTGACGAATCAGAGCCTCGATCATGTCGCCGCCATTGTTGGCCTCGCCCACCAGTCGATCCCCGCTCAGACGGTGATAAAGCCCCACCGCCTGCTTTGCGGCCTGGTCAGGTGTGTAAATGCCGCTCTCATCGGCCAGAATATAAAAGTGGGCCGGATCGCGATCATCCTGGCCAGCAGCGATGATGCCCCATTCGTCCGATTCCTCGTTTGAGGTCGTAGCCGGATCCATGGCCACCACGATCCGGCTGAGGGGTGGCAATTTGGTGACCCGCGCGCCTTCAATATCGGTCATCTTGAACAACGCATCCGGATTGTCATCGAGGATCTCCGCGAGCAATTCCTGCCGGCCGAGACGAGTGTTTTCGTATCTCGTGATGATCTTCGAATAAAAGCCCGGAGCCAGGTTTGAGCGATTTTCATAGGTCGTGCCGCGAGTGACGGCGACGGTCGCTGTTTCACCCTGGCTCGCGGCGACCAGCATTCGAATCAGCTTGGTCGGCCTGGGCGTCGTCGTCGCGATGGTCTGTGGGTTGGTGCCCAGCCGGAGTCCGAACTGCGCCTGGTCCCAGGCGTCCATGTCGTACTGCCAGGTCGCCGGTTCGTCGCACCAGAGCTTTGAATGTTGCTTACCGCGAAGCCGATCCGGTTCCTGAGCTGTGAAGAGCAGCGATCGCGCGCCGTTTGGCCAATCGAGCCGGCGCTTGCTCACGCGATAAACAGGCCGCTCCTGACGCGGGCAAACGGCCAGAATGCCGGATTCGCCCTCGACCATCACATCGCGCAAATCGTCGGCCGTCGGTGCCACCATGTTTACGTGGTTGAAGCCCGCCTTGATCCAACCGCGCGCCATTTCGGCGCCGACGCGCGTCTTCCCATAACCACGGCCAGCAAGCACGAGCCATGTAGCCCAATCCCACGCCGCCGGTAACTGATTTGGCCGCGCAGCTAGCTGCCAGTCGAAGCGCAGCGCGTAGAGCTCCTGGTGGGAAAGCCTGGCTAGACGCTTACTGAATTCCTTTTGCTGTCGGAGTTGATCCAGTACCGAGTAGCTTCCCAATGAGTTCCTCGCGGTCGACCTCGGGCATCAAGGGACTGTCATCTTTGCCGGTGAGCTCATGGCGATCCTTCTGACCCAGCAAGTTTTTACCCAGCCACACCAGCATAGTTCGATCCCCCTTCATCGCCATTTCGAACTGCTTCCTACGCAGCGAGGACATACACTTCTGCCGACCGATGGCGAAGGCGCCCGCGTAGTTTCTGTAGATCGTATCTGCCGAGCAACCAAGTACCGCGGCGATGTCTTCCTGAGTGAGCCCCTTCATCGCCATGATCTGGATCATGCCTGCATTCAGCACTTTTTTGGGTGCGCCGCGTCTTTTAACGGGCTCCGCAGAATTGGGAGATTTTTCCATGGTCATACCGGCGAATTTGGCTAACTGGTTACCCGTTGAAGGTCGGCCTGCAGCTGGGCCATATTGAACCCAGAGGGAGAGCCCTTAGCGCCCAGCCAGTCTTTACTGAGCAGCGCGTGCGCTTCATCGCAGTACTCAAACCAAAAAGCCAGGGTCATTTCCTGCGGAACGCCCCAGGTGATGCAAGTGAAGCCCTTCTGATCGTACTTCGGAACAAAGACGCAATGACCGCCCCAGCTGCCAGGGGCGGCGTTCGGGTCGGCCAGATCGGTTACATCCCACACCGGCTGATCCTGCGCGGTCACGGGTAGCGACAGACCGATGTAGACGCCGCCAAAGAGGTCGATCGCCTGCCGGACCGCCCGAATATTGGCAGGATGCGAATCCGCGAAGCCGGTGAGAATATGGCCGGCAAAACCCCCCTGCCGCCAAGAATTGAGAACGTCGAGTTCCACGCCGCCCTGATCGGTCGATGGATCCGCTGGCCGATAACCGCACCATTCCTCATAAAACTGCTCGATCACCCGATTGGAGACGGTGACCGTGAGCCCGAGGTTCGTCGTCCAGATCTGCACGGCGTGCGCGCAACCGGCGATCGTGCAGTCGCCGAGGCCGTCCGGCGCGTCGGGCGGATTGCCGGGGGCGGGCCCATTGAGCATCATCCCGAAAGACTTAATGCCCTTCGTCCAGTCGACAGCCAGGGGCGGCGGTGGGAGCGCCTCCAGGTAGCGGGCGAGCTGCAGGGTGCGGTCATCATGCCGGATCGAGCGCCGGCCCAGCTTCATCTTCGCGTGATCGACCATAGGTCTCCTAGAATTATGGGCGGCCTTCCACCGCCCTGTGCTGGTTTGCCCAGCTCATCCCGCGTGCGCGCAAACCGATCAGGCAATGATCGCCTGTGGAAGATTGAGCGCGCGCGCCTTCGCGTTCCACTGTGCCTTGTATGCACCCTGCCAGGTGGGATGCAGCGCGCCGGGCTGATGCAACGTTACCGCACGATAATGCGTTGAATTGACAACCGTTGCGCGGGTCCGCGAGGCCTTTGGCGTTAGCGATTTGACCCCGAACGCCGCCACCACGGCCTCAATGCCAGCCACCAGAATATCGACCAGCGGCGAGTAAACAGCGGTCGCCGGAATCACCGCGATGATCGCTTCGATGGTGTTGAGCGCATCGATCACGATGGCCCCAGCACCGCCGCTCTGCCAACTAGCCTCGGCCTGCTGCAACGCGGTCACCGCGGCCTGCAGAGAACTGGTCCAGGAGGCACCCGGCTCGGCAACCTTGAGAACCGCTAGGGCCGAATTCAGAACAGCGTTGATGGCATCCTTGATGTTGAACGAGCAACCATCGATTGTGATGGTTGTGGCGCCAGTCGCGATCGCGATGGCGGTCAGTGAGGCAAGCCGCTGCAAAAAGCTTCTTCGATTCATGCTTTATTCTCCTGCGTTTGGGGTGGGTTGGAAGACATGAAAGCACCGTAGTTTAATGCTTTCCGTGCGTTTTCTATCATGGCTACGGCTTGATAAAAGTCACGGCCCATTTGCGCTCGTTCGTCTCCGCTCTGTTTAATTTGGTTCAGCAGGCTCACAATCATCGCCTGCGCCTCGAGGAGCGTATCGGGAATACCGGTAAAGCCACCTATGTTTGCCATCGCGTCTACTCCTGCTGTGCTGGCGGCGCATCGTTTTGAATCAGCCCAATCCAAAGCCGTGCGATTGCCGCCACGCAAGTGAGTGCCGCGCCGACAATCGCGAGGGTGTACTTCGCAGATCCGTGGCCGGGGATCTGCGCTTCGATAGCCTGCAACGAGGCGAGAAACCCGGAAAGCGGACCGGCGGTGACCGCAAATGCAGTGAGAGCGCCAGCGGTCGTTGTTTTCCAGCCTGTCATGATCGCGCCTTTCAAAACATACGCTTTTGATCAATGTAAAAAACAACCACAAAAAGTACCACCAGAGATCCAAAAATAGTGAAGAAAATCTCGACGTCACTCATTTCATCGCCCTCGCAACCCAGGCATCCACGTTAGGGCCGCCGAGTGAAACGTAGAAGGCGACGCGCAAGGACTTAAAGGTTCCCACTAGATCGATCTGGCTACATTTGAGCGCCGCGGCGACGGTGCGCGGGCCCCAAATCCCGTCGATTTCGAGCTTGGCGCCAAGCGCATTGCAGGCTTGCTGCAGGAGCCGGACCCCCTCGCCGCCGCTATTCGTTTCGGCATCCATCACCCGCATGGCAATCGGATTCTCGAGGTGGGGAATCCAGGCGTTCCAATACGTTTTTTGGTAGAACGCCTGGACAGCTGGCGCGCGCTGGGAGACCGGGAGAGCGAAGATTTCTTCAAAGTCGACTGGAAAGGCCGCGCTGTTGACGCCGGAGATGACCAGCGCCAAGGGGTCTTTTTTGGTCGGGTCGGGCTCGGTCTTGTACTCCCGCCGCGGGTCCTCGTTGCCGAGCACAAAGGCGTAGCATGTCGGAAAATCAGCCATGGGCAGCCTTTCTTTCAAGATCCCGGCAAGCCGCGCACCGGCTGCGATCATGCCCGTCGGCCTGGTGGCGCTCGACCGCCTGCTGGAGAGAGCTCGAATCGCACCGAAGCCGAAGCCCCGAAACAATGTCGCCGTAACCGCGGGGCCGGGATCCGATCCGCCCAGCCGGCCGAGGTGTTCCCAGGGAGAAGCCCTTCAATCCCACGTGGACCCCCTGTCGAAGTGAGGCCCGAATTCCTTCATGCACGCCGGGCATTGGCGACCAGCGCTGTCGGCGTAGCGAGAATTGTGCACCGGACACCGGCCGCGACAAAAGCGCCAGAACGAGCGAATGGCCAGGAGGAAGCCTATCAATTGCCCTTTCCAAAGTCGGCCATCAGGCGCCGGCTCGCTTCGCGATCGCGGCGATCTTTCTTGCAGTCCGCGCAGAGCGTGGGCTTCTTCTTCCGTGGCTTATTGGGGTCCGGTTTCTCGATCGCATTCAACCCGCAATCTCGGCAAATCCCCTGTTTAACCAGCTTCTGGCGCCGGGTCTTGAGCGACTTTTGAACCGCAGCCCGTTTTTCTTCGTCGGTCAGCATGGCTGGAAGAGTAACACAAAAGTGGCGTGTCTGTGGAAAAATAATGCTTGCAATGTGTGGAAAGAAAGCGCATTGTGGAAATCAAGGAGCAACCACCATGAGCAGCATCCAGACCTTTGAAGCCAACCTGGGCACCAGGAACGAACCCGAGGTAGCCTCCTTGCTTTTAGACCATGCCAGGAAACACCTTACCAATAAGCGAGATACGAGCCCCGTAACCAGCCCGATCGGCCTGCTGGCCAGCGTAGAGAACCTGGCAAACGTCGTCGGCGACTTGCAGGCCATCGTGCTCCTTGCCAGCCTTTCGCTGCTCGTGTTCCCGGAACAAGAAACCAGGATCCGCAGAGGTGGATTATGAAAATTGGACTCGCCCTTTTCGCCATTGGATACGCCGCCCTCGTCTGGTCCGTGATCAAGATCGCCATGGCGAGGCATGCCGCCGAAGCCAGGCTGCGCGCCGCCCAGCATGAACACGAAGCCCTGCAAGCGAAGTACTTCACGCCGCCCATGACCGCGGCGGAAATCAAAGAAATGCACGCCTCGCACTGGCTGGGAGACTGATGACCCCCAATCGCTGGTACAAGACCTACCGGATGGAGTGGATCGCCGAGACGTTGCGCGTTTTCGGGTTCATCAACCGCAAGCACATCCAGCGCAAGTTCGGCCTGTCGATTCCCCAGGCTTCGTTCGATCTCAAGGAATTCCAGCGGCTGTACCCGAAAAGCATCGAGTACAACCTCCAGGCGAAACAATTTACCAGGAAAGGCTGATTGAATGACCACCTACCCTGTCAACGCCGGCGCAAAAGACTTCAATCCGGTTCCGGCTGGCTCCCATATCGGAGTCTGCGATATGAAAGTCGACCTCGGGATTCAGCCTGGTACCGGCGCTTTCCCAAAGCCAAAGCGCAAGGTCTACCTCCGGTTCCAACTGCTGCACGAGCGCGTGGAGTACGAGAAGGACGGCAAAAAGTACAACAGCCCGCGCATGATCGGCAAGACCTACACCGCCTCAATGCATGAAAAGTCCAACCTGCGCCACGACCTGGAATCCTGGCGCGGGCACCAGTTTAGCGATGAAGAAGCCGCCAAGTTCGACGTCGACACCGTTCTGGGCAAGCCCTGCATGCTGATGGTGATGCAAACCAAAAAAGAAAAGGGCGTTTATTCGGACATCTCCGGCATCGGGCCACTGCCAAAGGGAATTGACCCCAGGACCATCATTCCAGAGGGGCTGCCCGTGCTCTACACCCCCGACCAGACCGCGACCTATGCCCAGTTGCCGGACTGGATTAAAAAAGCCATCGACAATCAGATTCTCGAGGAAGATCCGGCCCACGCAGGCCAGCCCGAGCCGCCCAATGAAAGGTCCAACCCCGAAATCAGCGATGACGACATCCCGTTCTAGGATCGGAACAAAGAAAAGGAACTCCAGTGACCAAACCGAAAGACCCCACCGTCGAAGCAGCCAACAAAGAGACGGCAGCCCGGCTGTTTACCGAGGAGCACCTTAGCATCAGCGAGGTGGCGCGCCGACTCGAAATCAGCCCCTACAAGGCTAAGAAGCTAAAGCCGGTCGACGGCGAGGCGGATACTGAGGAAGCCGCACCAGGCGAAGAGGAGCCCATGGTGTGGCCGATCGCGCTCGAGGTTCCCTGCGGGGATCTGGACAAGGCAATCGCGACGATGCTGCCCGAAGAGATTCTAGAAGCTGTGATGGAACTCCAGCCCGAGGATAAGGCCCAGATCTTCACCATCGTGCTGCAGAGGCGCTTGAAGAAGCTGATCTCGGAGGCTGCCGAGGTCACCCCCAAAGGACAGTCATGAGACCGAAGAAAGGAATCGCCATCTGGGGCGCCGACGATGACCGAGTAGGGGTGCTCGCATTTCTGTTCAAAACCAATGCTTGGAACGTCCAGGACCGAGATCCAGCAAAGCGCTCAGTGAAATTTCTCGATGCTGCTCTGGTGCTCTGCGACGGTACCCAGGGCGACGCTGAGGGCTGGGCGAGGGCGGCCCAGCATTCTGCGCCGGGGCACGTCGTCGCCATCCTGGCGCCAGGCATCCACCCACCAGCGCGCGCCGACCTTTCGGTGCCGGCCAGCATGCCGAACTCTGAGTTGCTCGAACGCCTGAGTGTCATTTCAGCCCGCAAGCGAGGCCCCCGCAAGGGCTCCCAGCATGCAATTAGGATCGGGATTTCCGAAATATCCACAGGGGTTTTGCACAGCCAAGCCGCAGCGGTGCAAAAGTGATGGCAAAACAGCATACTCGGGTCAAGTTGTCCACTTATGCGTTTTTCCGTCCACAGAAATTTCCACAGCAAAGAAAGCTGTAAGTTGCTGAAACGTTGGTTGATGGACGAAATATCCACTTTTGCACCGCAAACGGTTACGGTTACGGTCTTTTAGATATGTATTTAACCTAAGAACCCGAAGCCGGAAAGGGCAGAAATTTCGAGGTGCAGGCCATGATGGAACTGAGCTTGATCGACACATCGAATCTGGACCGCTACGAGGTCCTTGGGTTCCCCGATCGGCAAAGGCTCGCGAAGCATGAGGACTGCGAGCTGCCGGGCTTCCTCCAGCCGCGGGATGACATGGGCAACGCGCTGCGTGGCCGCCTGCTCTGGCGTGGCTGGGCGACAGACCCAGTTACCGCGCTCGATGCCGTGGAGTGGGCTCTATGACCGAGAAGCGCATTATGGCGATTCACAGGAGCGTCTGCATCGCTGCCGGCCGCATCGTCCTGCCTGCCATCGGGGAGCGCTGGAAAGCCGCTCTGTTGCGCTTCACGAAGGAAGAGGTCCTGGCAGCCATCGCAGCATGGCGCGCGCAGCAGGAGCCCGCCCAGGGCAGCCTGGTGGGCAAACGTAAGAGCAGGGAGCTTCCTGATCCGGACGATTTGAAAGCCTGGATACTCGAAGAGCGCAGAAAGGCCTATGCACAGAGCGAGGCCGTCGCCAAGCGTCGGCTGGAAATCGACGAATTCTGGCGCGTCGCCGATGAACGCGGTTTTACTGAACAAGAGATCCGCGAGAAGTGGCCGTCGTACGTGGGCACCAGGCCCAAAGCCGAGGAGGATGCAGCATGAATGAGGACGTCGAAGTCAGCAAGGTTTTCTCTAGAATCGTTGACCTGATGCTAGTCCGGGGTATCACGAATATCAACGCGCTCCCAGGATGCGCCGAGATCAAGGTCGATGAGCAGTGGGAGATCTCCGTCAATGGGCACAGCGAACCGATGAAGTGCCGTTGCGGGTCCGAGGTTCCTCCCTATGCAGCCTTCGTCAAGTTCAACGGGTGGCCAGCTGGGGTACTCACGCCCTACGGTGGCATCATCGCGGCCGGGCGCCTCGCCAATGAGGGCGCGCTGCTCGATGCTCTCGGCGCCGCGATCGCAGAGGCCGAAGGCTCATGAACGAGCTGCGCATCGAAATTCCCTTCCTGCCGCCGAGCGCTGGCCATTACCTGGCCTCGCGCGTCATCGTCCGGCGCAACGCGAAGCCCATCGTCCAGACTTATCACACAGCCGCGGCAAAGGCCTGGTTTCGGGACGTGGGAGTGTTCGCCGGCGGCCGGCGGATCCGGAGCGAGCGCTACAGTCTGAGCTTCGTCGTGTTCGTGCCGGATGCCCGCGTTCGGGACGTCGACAATTTCTTCAAATGCATCCTGGATGCCCTGGCCGATGCCCATGGCTGCGGCGCGATCGACAATGACAAAAAGGTCACCGAGGTCCACGGATACAAGAGAATCGATCGCTTGAACCCGCGCACCGTCATCGTGATCCGCACCGAACAGGGAGAGCTGCTATGAGTAATCGACGCCGCATATCGCCGTCGACGTCCGCCCCCTCAAAGAATCCGCTGGCTTTTCCACACCGGAACAGAGTAAGCTACCGTTCGACCGCAACCCACTCCACAATTCGAAAGGATCTCATGAAACCGAATGAACTTTTAAGCAGCGCCCTGCAGCACGTCATCATGGGCAGCGTGACGAAACAGAGCTCTAACGGCCGCATCGTCGTCCAGATGCGCATGCCCCTCAACGGCGACAATATGGGCACCCTTCCCGATTGGGTGGCGCGCGCCTATGAGGACGTCTCGAAGAAGTACTCCGACGTCGAACCCGAAGTCCAGGAGATGAGCGATTTGGCCATCGCCTTCGCCAATGACAATCAGGACGGCGTGATGTTCGCCAAGCGAGCCGTCAAGGTGGCCTCGGCGTCGCTGCGCAGCTTCAAGGTGACCCGGACCGGCAAGCCCGACAGCCCCGAGGTCGAGCTGCAGTTCAAGCTGTACCTCTCGTTTGCTCGGGAATTCTGGGCTTGGGCTGGTGAGATGGCCGGCGAGGATGTGTACATGACCTTTCCAGGTCCGAAGCCCGAGGCCGGCCCCGTAGCCGAGAGCGGCGAGTTGCCTCTTCAGGCCCGAGACCGGGAGGAAATGCAGCCCGAGTCCGCCGCAACGCTCCCGGCGCTTCCAACGCTCGAGCAGGCTACCGGCGAAGCTGAACCCGGACCGGATCCTGGACCCGCCGGCAAACGCAAGAAACCCGGCAAACCACCGAAGGGCGGCAAGAGTAGTGCGAGCAACCTGCGAGAGTTCCATCAGAAAGAACTGGACGCCGGCCGTGCCGTCAACTGAGCGGGCCGTGGCTGAACGGCCCATCCTGTTCTCCGGGCCGATGGTGCCCGCCATCCTCGATGGCCGCAAGACTCAGACCCGGCGCGTCATCAAGCCCCAACCGCCGGTGGGCACCAGGGGTGTCTACCGGCCATTCGGCGGCGAACTGAACAACTGGCAGGGCGCCCGCGGCGACCTCATCGCCTGGTACGGCCAGTGCCCTCACGGCCAGGAGGGCGACCGGCTATGGGTGCGAGAAACCTTCACCGTGCAGCCGCAGAGTGCGATCAGTTCTCGCGATCTGGTGTTTTACCGAGCCGACGTCGGCAACACCTACCTCGACGGCAAATGGAAGCCATCGATCTTCATGCCGCGCTGGGCCAACCGGATCCTGCTCGATGTCGCCGAGGTTCGCGCCCAGCGCCTGCAGGAGATCAGCGAAGCCGATGCCGCCGAGGAGGGAGTCGGCGCGTGGTTTGAGGATCATCCTCATCCGGAATGGGATGGAGACCCCAACGAATATCGCAAGGGCTTTCAGGAATTGTGGGATGCGATCAACGGCAATAACCACCCCTGGTCGAAAAATCCCTGGGTCTGGGCGGTCACGTTCAAAAAAATCGGGTAGCCTGTTTCCACAGTTTTGTGTCATAATGCGAAACGAAGGGAGCACCGAATGATCATGACATGCGAAGCCCAGCCCCGTCGCACATGCCCGGTCGCGTTCCCTTGCATCGCCTGTGGATCTCCGACGGCGTTCGAGCAGGTCTATTGCGCCGCCTGCCTGCGCGCGGCTGATGCGCAAGGCCACCGGGATCCCGACGCGATCGCCGAGCGTCAGTGGCTGCGCGATCAGATCGAGCGCGCAGCGTAGCCCAGGAACGAGCCAAATGTACAATCGTGCAGGAGGCTCAAAATGCCCATTATCCTCATCATCGTGTTGGTTCTGCTTTTCGCCGGTGGCGGCGGTTATTACGGCTATAACCGCTGGGGCTGGGGCGGTGGCGGCGGCATCAGTATCGTGACCCTGCTGGTGATCCTGCTGATCTGCTACATGCTCGGACTTTTTCGCTAGATTTCACCGCGGCCCAGGCGCTCGCCGGGTCGATCCCATTCACAACGACGGAACTCGCCGGCAACGGGGGAGTCGACCATTGGGCGCCCTGAATGCGACGGAAGCAATCACGATACTGAACGCCGTATTTGGGGCGGCGCTCGTTTTTGTCTCAACGCTCTACTGGACGGAAAGGAACGCTCACCGCACCAAAGCGGAAGCGCTCGCTAAAGCCTCAGAGGCCCTGATGCTTCGGGTCAACGCACTCGAGAGCCAGCTGGCCCTGGTAAATCAGGCGGTCGTTCCGATCTCGACGGCGTTTCAGGCCATCCTGATCAAAGAGCTTACCCATTACCACACTCCCGAGATGGACATGCTTTTGACCAAGATCGGTCCGCCCAGCACTCTAACCCCAGTCGAAATGCAGAGGTTCGTGCAGTTGCTCGAGGCACGAACGATCGACATGGGTCCACAGATCTCTGAGCAGGAACGAGGAGCCGCAACGATTCTCCCCGTAGTGATGGTACGAGCCGCGGCCGAGTATGATCTCTTCGAACAGGCTGAAAACCTGCGGAGCACACTGGTCACGGTCGCGGTCGCGCGCCTGATGGACCTGGGCGTGAAACTTCCAATCCAAAGAGCCGGTTGAAAAGTTCGCTCTAGGTGATCACGTGCAGAGCTCTTAGTATGGACATGATAACCAGGCCGATCAGGCTGGGTGTGAGAACCCATTGGCCGAGCTTCAGGAGCGTGCCGATGTCCTTCGACCGTTGCGCCGCCGCGGCTTTGTCGTCCCGGAATTCTCGAATCACGCCATCGTCTCCATCAGGACCATAAAGGTCCGGATCGACGTATTCTATCCAATCTTGCACACGTGAGAGCTCAACTTCAGCGCTTGCAGATCCCCGCTTCCAGGACATGGGCCCATTCCCTTTCCACGTAATTTTTACTTTTTGGTGGTCGCCGGAGCGGCGGTCGGCTTGTAGCTGCCCGAAATGCTCGGGGCCGCGGCGGGCGAAGGCGTCACGTTCACGCGCGCCGCTGCAGGAGTACTCGCCGGCGTCGCCGTGGGTCCATAGCTTCCTGAAATTGAGGGAGCAAGGGCAGGAACGAGAGCCGGGGTCGTCATCGTGAAAAATGCCGATGGGCGACAGGCCGAACCGCCGGCGATAAAAGTCACTGTCGCGTAGTAGCAATAGGTCGTCCCGAAGCCGACCGTCGAATCGGCGTAAAACCAAGCCGAATTCACGGTGCCGACGCTGGTGCTTTGGAGCGTAGTCGTCAAGGCCGTATATAACGAGCTGCCAGGGGTCGGGCAGGAACTTGTGCCCGGCAAGAGCGCAGCGCGATAGAGCTGCAGCGCGCACGGGGCCGCCTGCGTACACGCGCCGTCGATCAGGGTGAGGGTTTCGGTGCCTGCCTGGGCCTGGACCCGCGGCGCAACGCCGGCCAGGATGAACAGATCCGACAGGATGAGAAGAAGCATGCGGATTTTCATAGGATCCTCGTTTATTGGGAATTGAGAAGCACTGTGCGAGCTACGTCTGCATGATGCCATCTCTCGGCGGTCTACATCCGAGAATGCCTAGCTGCAAGATCCTCGTATCGCGATATGCACCCGTCGAGAGCGCGCGCGAGGCGGTCGGGGCAACGGACGGACGGAACGCTGTGCTGGTTTACCACAACCTGCAGAGCCTTCAGGTCGCGCACCAGGGCGAATGCGTCTCGGACAAATATCGGGTCGTGTGGTTTCAGCATGGTGGGCGCCTTAATTCAGACCATAAAGTGTCGCTGTCGTTCCAGAAGGAAGGTTACTTCCAGACTGTGTTTTGACGCTGATGGACGTAATCGCTGCGGTTCCGCCAAACCAAGATCCGCCACAGCTTCCCCCGGCTTGGCCGATGCCAAAATTGTTATAGGCAAAGGTGGAAACTACGCCGTTGTTCCCGCTCGCAGAGGTGTAGTTCATGATCTTTATGTCGGCAAAGGCATTGATGCCAGCGCCACTCTGCCCCGACCCAGAGATGGCTAAGTACGAGGCGGATCCGGAATGATCGAGCGTCGTGATGGTCGTCGACGGGTAAAACTCCATGCACTGAAACGAGTAGTGCGCGGCCCCGTCAGAGTTGAAACTGATCACCAATTCGTCGTTGCTTCCGCTCGCGGAACCGCCCGAGACAATCAATTCGAGGGTAGCGTAGCTGCCGGGAATCGCAGAGAACGTGATCGTTGACGTCGGACTGGAAAGTACGGTCTGCGCAATCTTGGTCAGGGCGCCAGAACCGCCTGCACCTGGCTGGTAGCTCGGCATTCCCCCCGGACCATTGGAGGTCAACACATCGCCGGTCGTTCCAGGATGGAGGGCCTGGAGCTGGCCGTCTGGACCGCCTACGATCAGATCGCCCTGGCCGATTGCCGCGGAACTCGCTAGCGGTTTCAGCGCAATAATCCCGGCGTACTCGCCGCCCCCCGTTGGCGAATAACTCACGGTGTCCGAGACGCTGCCCGCGCCTGGTTCGAGTCCGTACCAGCTGTTGTAAGTCAGCGCCGATGCGATCAGGCCGGAACTCACCCAGCCGGTGTAGCCATTGGCCTCGGTCATCGTAGAACCACCAAGGCCGGTTCGCGTGGCGCCTTCGACAAAAATAAAGTCGTACGCCAGGGTCGTCGCCACCGATCCGGTGGCCTGGGTGGCGTTGTTCGTCGTGTTTTGCCCTGAGTTGTACGCATCCACGCACGACGAAACGGCCACATTCGCAACCTCGTAAGCCGCCTGGATGGTTCCTCCGCTGGCGCTGGTGATCGTCGTCGGGCCGCCAACCGCGTTGCAGGCCACAAACGAATCAATCTCGAAGTTCCCCACAACGTCCTGTGTATTCGTGAGAATGAAGGTGTCGCCCTGGAGGTCGGTCGGCGTCGCGTTGCAATTGCCGGAAGATCCGTGATCGCACGTGAAGATCAGGGCCGATCCGGCGCTAACTGGATTCGGCAAAGGCGTGCCACAGGGCCCAGATCCGCAACTATTCTGATTCGATTGCACGACCACCGGAGCGGCGTTGCTGCGCGTGAGCACCGCGCCTCTCTCGGTGAAGTAGTTAGTGCCATCGGTCCAGATCCAGCTTCCCATCGCTGGGTTCATCTGGGCCGCACCGAGAACCCCATCGAGAGTGAGACTTCCAGGAACCGTAATGCCGAGGGGAACGATGCCTATATTCTGCACATCAATTGCCCAGGTCGATGATGGCGAGGTAGAAGGCAGCGTGAGCGAACAAGCGGATGCGCAGTTGAAAACGATCAGCTTGCCGTTGTCTCCGGAAACGGCTGTATAGCTCGCAGTCTTGACGTTGACCCCCGCCAGACCGCCGCTCCCAGCGCCGTTAGGAACGCAGGTATTCGTCGGCGGCGAGTAAACGCAGCCCGTCGAGCCAGTGGGCCACTTGATCTGGTTCGGGTTGATTTTGGTCTGCGCCTGCGCGCCGAGCGCAGCGACCACCAGCAGGCTAATACCAATAAACCGCTTCATAGAGATCTCCAGGATCTGCTGCAGTTGTGAGGGTGATGGCGGTCCCGATATATGAGAAATCGGGGGTCAGACCCAGCGTGGTGAGCCGTTGCCCGTTCAAAAACAATCCTACCAGCGTCGCCGGCGCATGGGCGAAGGCCCCGGATGTGCCGGTCATGGTGATGAGTTCGTCCTCAAACGTCCCGAGGCCGCCCCCGGCCGGAACCGCAAAGGTGCCGTCGGCCTTAAGAAACTTTCCGGCCGCCGCGGATCCGGCAGGCGCCGGCGGCACGTTCCCAGCTTTGCCGCCCGTTCCCGTGTCGCCGACCATCACCGGATCCGTCGCCGAGATGTTGACCGTGGGCGAACCGGCGTCGTCGGCAAAGACCACGTTCTGCAGGCCAGTGGCCGCCGCCGGCGTGGTCGCGTTTAGGTTGGCTGTCGTTGCAAGGCTCATGGTTCGCTCCTTAAGCTGCCCCCGGTACGCCGGTGGGCACGTAGATCGATGGTGTCACATCGCCCAGCGACTGAAGGGCGGCCCCAAACGTGTTGAAGGTGCATACCTTGAAGTAGAGCACCTGGCCGATGTAGGCGGGCGGCATCGTCATCTTCAGGATGCCAGCCTGATTCGGTCCGACCACCGCGAACCGTGAGCCCGCGGGATGATCGACGCCGACCCCGCTCGAGCTGGGGGCATCGAAGATTGAACGCCGCAAAGAGTTGCCGACGCCTGTCGCCTCGAGCGTGTACGCGCTCGGCCCGGTCAGAATGACCGCGCCGTAGGTCATGAGTTCGTAGCCGAAGCCACCGCCCCCGGCCGCGGCGACAGCCGTGCCGTTGATTTCGAGAGTTCCCTCCAACGCGACAAGCGTGCCCTCGACCTCGGTGGCCAAAGGATCCCCGGCCGCGGCGACAGCCGTGCCGTTGATTTCGAGAGTTCCCTCCAACGCGACAAGCGTGCCCTCGACCTCGGTGGCCAAAGGATCCCCGGATGCGACGGCGGCGCCGTTTACCTCGCTGATGACTGCGCCGCTCTGAACGTAGCAGGGCACCTCGAAGTTGTTCTCAACCGCGGTTGAATTTGCCTGGATGATCCCGTTTGATTCGGTGAGGTCCACCTCAAGGTTGTTTGTGGTGTCGGGATCGTTGGCAGCCGGCCAGTCCGTGACCACCTGGCCGGTGACTGCGGAGCCGATCACGACGTTCGAATCGGCGCCGGGCCCACCGGGCGCTGGATTGTAGCTCGCTCCGCCATCGGTCGAAACGAATATCTGCGCGCCCCCATAGTTCGGATCGGCGCTCGAGACCACAACCCAGAGCTGATCGCCCGAGGCACCAGGGTAGAGGCCAGGCGTGGGCTCGAAAATAAGGGGTGGGTTGGCATTGCCTGCGCTCTGCTGGGTGTTTACCGGATTCGGCGCCGGCGTCGTGGCAGTGAGTAGCGTGGGTGCGCACATGCCGTAAACGAAGGGCTCGGCTGTGCCGGCGAAGCTGCCGTCGTCCTGCTCGTTGTAAGCCGTGATCCGGACCGGAACCCCGGTGATGCCCTGGAGCTCATCGGTCAAGATGACCAGGTCCATCGGCGACAGCAGCGACCAGCGCGCTGTCGTCGTGAAAGTCCACACGTCGCCGCCGTACTGATTCCGGCGAACCTGGATGCCGAGGATGGTTCGCGCGATCGAGGGATCCTGAATGGCATTATTTGTGACCGGATCGGCCTTCCGAACCCCATAGAGACCGAGCGAAGCCGGATCCGGGGTCTGAATGGTGACCTGAGCATAATCAGCGTTCCGGTCGAAGCACTGCATCTGAAGCACGTTCGGCAGGTCGATCCGAACCGCGGTGTCGATCGACGGGCAATCAGCCAGGAGGAAATCGCCCTTGTCGGCGTCGAGATCTGCGACAGGCCCCGCAGCCGAAGGCGCCTGGTAAAAAGCCCCGTTTCCGGCGGCCGAGACCTCGGAGTAGGGATAGAGGAAGAATTTCGCCCCCAGGAACACCGGGGCGGCATTGGCGGCGCTGCAGAGGGTCTTGATCCAATCCGACGCCGCCGACTGCGAATTCATCGTGAGGGAGCCCCAGAGCCCGTTGGCCCGGCATTGTGCGCGCACCAGGTCAAAGGACGGCACGTCGACGAAGTCGCCAAGAGGCCGAGGGTATGGAACGGGCTCGGTGGCCTTGATCGCGATCAGGCAGATCGAAGCCGGCGCGCCGCCCGCTCCCGCGGCCTCGAAGGCACCAGGCGAATGGATGATGCGCTCTTGCATCTGGAACGTGGTCGGCGACCTGCCGGCGAAGTTCACCGGGGTCACCGCGTGCCAGAGGGGCTGGTCCTCCACCGCTGTGGCACCCCCAGCAGGATAGAGCGAGATGGCCAGCAGGTAACCAGGCAAACCTTCGGCGACGCTGCTAGAGGCCTGTGCAGGCCCGCTGGAGGAGGTCGCCACGGCGTCGACCGCCTCGCCGCCCAGGTATCCGGGTGGCGTCGAGTAAGTGATTCGCAGGAACACCGTGCAGCCGAAGCTGCCGAGGTAGTTGGTGAGCTGGGTAGTCGCCTCGAATTGGAAGCTGCAGACAAAGGCATTGAAGTCCGGCTCGGTCGTTCCGATGCTGCCACCGATGAACGTGCTGTTTCCATTTGGAAAGCTGCCCACCCCGAGGCCACTGACATTGAAGGCGAGCGGGTTGCCTGGGCTTCCGCTGTAGTCGAGGTCGTAGCCGACCACGGGCTCGATGGCGGTGACGGTTACGCCTGCCGGCAAGCCAGGCCAGGTCGCGCCGCCGTAACTCAAAACAGCGTTGACGCCCTCGTAGATGTTGAACGGGGGATAGATCCCGCTGACAGCCATGGCGCCGTCGCCGTCCACAACGGTGGCGGTGGCCGTGTTGACCTCAGACGGCCCGTGCGTGGCTGTCCCGGTTCCAGGGACCTTGACCATGATGGAATCGCCGATCGAGGCTCCGACGCCGCCGATCTCGAGGATTCCCATAGCCCAGGGCGTCGAGGCTCCCGTGACCGTAACCGTATTGGGGCCACCCGCGGCGTAGGCATACCAGACCTGGTAGCCGATGTTTGCTCCGTAAACGGGGGTCCACGTCTCGCCGTTGGTCGAGGAGATGGCCAGCGTGCCCGCGCCCGTCGCCGTGACCACGAGGACGTTCCCCTGGGCGTTGGGCATGTCGAACATCATCGGGGGCAGCGCCGCGGTGGCGCTTGCGTCGACCTTCTTCTGGATCGTCCCAGGCAGGTCATAGCTCGACAGCCCCCGCTCCATCTGGGTGGCGGCCGGCTGGGGCTGAACAGAAGTATCGGCCGCGATCGCAGCCTGGGCCATGCCGGACTTGTAGATGTCCTCGATCATGTCCACAAAGTCGGCGTCGCCTGACGGATACACGCCCCATTTGAAAGCGACCTCGGGCTGGAGCTGCGGGATCGCACCCGAAGATCCGAGGTCGAGCTCTGAACTCTGCAGGCCGGCGAAGTGGGGATAAACGATCTGCTGGGCCAAGTTGAAGCCGTTCGCGTACTCGTCGCCCGAGCCGAGCTGGGGCTCGAAAGCCATGGCCAGCCGTGCGATCGGAGACTGATTCGAGGTCGCCGCCGTGAGCTGCGCATAGTAGACCTTGACCGTGCCAGCCGGAAACGATTCGGCGTCGAGATAAAGGGTCGCGCCCATGCCCTGCTGCCAGCGATAACAGAAAGGCCAGGTCCGGTAGCTCATTGGATCGCTGGGATCCGGCCCGACCTCCAGTTCGTTCCAGAGCGGGATCTCCCAGGAGCCGGAGAGCGTCTGCGGACCCTGGCCGCCGTAGTCATCGACCGAGAAACTGTAGCTCGCGACCAGCGTCACGGCGATCACAAAATAAAAGTTTGTGTCGCTGACCGTGAGCGACTGCCGCCCGCCGGCCTGAGAGAACGATTGCTCAGTGAAAGCCAACGGAGTGTTCGACCCGTTATTCATGACCTGAAGCACACCGCGGATCGGATTGTGCCCCAGGAG